CGTGTAGTAGGCGGTGATGTTCTTCACAAAGCGGTACTGCAAACTGATCTCCTGTTCGCCTCATTCCACGTGAGCCTTCCATGATGTGTGTAAGGTGATGCGCTTGCGAAGGTCTACTACAAATTAAACATCCATGTGATCGCACAAAAGTTAGATACTTCTGTGAACGTATCTTGTCCGCCCAATCGTTAGAAGGGGATGTCATCGTCAGAAGGTTTAAACGATGTGTCACTACCTATAGCGGTGTTTTGTGTACCAGTAGTATTTTGTGATTGATAGCCAACATCAGGTGGTTTAGGTGTTCCTTGAAAGTATTTCTTACCTTCTTTAGAAACTTTCTCCCAACTGTTTGCCTCTAAATCTTCACCATTAAGAGTCAACTTAACTAGGTATGTAGGTCTATTATCACCCTCAACTTTGTTCCTGTTCTTGTATATGCGTAGCTTATGTTCCTCGCCTTTCACACGAAAGAACACGCTCACATCTACTGCGCTATCAGGGTTCTCATTATTAGGAAATATCCTAAGACTATCAGGGTATTCTTTTTCCATATTTTTCTCCATTAATTAAACAAGTCATGTAAGGCGGAAGTTTTGTGAGTAACCGCCTTACACTATCCATTTCTTAACCCAAAGAGGACTAGCCTTTGATTAATTGGGTGGCTGAAAGCACACACCCATCGGTTAAACTTCATCTTGATCTATGACCTCTCTGATTTTCTTCAACTCGGCAACTGCCTCATCAAACTTTTTCTTATCTTGCCTTTGCAACTGTGCAGTTTTTTCCGCACTAGCTAACCAAAGTTTTTCTACTTCGATTACAGTATCTTTACCTCTAGCCTCTTCAAGAAGGTTTTCTATAAAGACATGTAAATCCTCTGTGTTGCTAGGCTCTTTTACTTTGCCGCCTTTCTGTACCTGTGGCTCAGCACCTACATGATCTGTATCTGCTATCTGTCCATCATCGTCTACATCTGTAGCTATGTTGAGCATAGAACTCAGCGCATACCTACGCATGTAAGTCAGCGCAGAACCTAGAGCCTGTGCGCCATCACGTTGTTGTCTTAATGGCAACTCACTTTCTATCCACTCACCACTACTATGTAATAGTCTCGTGACTAAGGTGTTGCCTTTATTACTAACGATTGGTATTTGCACCACAGATAAACCATGCTTGCTAGTTATAGGAACTATAACTTTTAATATATCAGCTAGATCAGCGTAACTATACTTGTAGCTTTTGCCATCGTGTGTACGCACCTCAACTGTTTTTGTCTTAGGTATGGTTGGGAACTCAGACTGCGCCTCCGCTAGTGCCTTTCCTAACTCACCTAATGTTTCACTTGTACGACTAGATGTAATTACACCTGTCGTGTCATCAATCATTTCCATTTAATTCTCCTTGATATTGGTCACAAAATGCAGACACATCACAGAACTTTGCACAACGAATCGCTTCGCCCTTGCGATGTTCTATGACGTAATCTTCGTGTTCCTCAACAAATTCTTCGGCTAATTCCTGTGAGTCATAGAGTTTAAACGCTCTCTTACCACCGGATTTCATCACCGCAAACTTGTCAGGTCTCTTCCATCTTTCCTCGTCTGTACAATCAGGCAAGGTGATAGCAGATAACTGATGTGCCTCCACTTTATCACGCACAAACTGTTCTTGTTCTGCAAACGTCCATAGGTCTATGTCAGTAACAGTAACTTCACTTTGTGGATAATCAGGATTTCTTTCAGCTTCAAATGAGGAATGATCGCGGATGATGTTAACAATCTGTAGTTGGGATACTTCCCTACCATTCTTGCGAGCAAGCCAAGCGTATATATTGAGTTGCTCAACATCACTTCTGCGACCATTCATCACGGCATAAGCCTTACGAGTTTTCCAATCCATAATTGTTATGCCTTGAGGGTCTAATCTTTGTACGTCTATTTGACCTGATACTGTCCATCCACAACATTGAGCAAAGTATCTTTGCTCTAAGATATAACCATCTAGTGTTCCTAGTTCTAGGATGTGATGCACCGCCCTTCCAAACAGAGACCACACTTGCTTGGAAACATCGACTACGATTTGATCGTCATGTTGATATGCTAGGTGTGCTTGTCTAGGTGGCTTGAGTAGTCCTGTTGCGGATATGTCAGCCTTGCCACGTGAATACGTATCACGGACGACTGCTTTCGCAAAAACATCCGGAAGATTATTCACATTGCTATACTTCATATTACACTCTCGCTATCTATTAAATACTAGATTCAATAAGTTGTCAAACATTTGTGTAAATTTGTGCAGATTAAGGGGAAAAGTATTTATCGCTATCGAGACCTTTTCCCCTTATAACTGGAGTGATAAACCATGAATAAATTTATCAACGTAAAAATTTTTTAAAAAAAAACTTGCACGCAAAATACATTCTATAGTATTTTGTAAATAGAACAAGTGGAGGGGTAAGACCATAGCACTTGTTCATTGATGGTTACTATGGGATGCATACATAGCCAAATGCGAGACCGAAAGTGTGAACGCAGTATGCCTTAAAGCACTAGATTTAAGTAAGTAGCACACGAATCAGACATTGAGTGCAGTAGTCTGATGCCAATAGCGATGTCCGAGAAGATTAGCATGGCGTAATGTCTACTCTTTGTTTACACACAAGGATGTTAGACCTATGCCATAACTCAATCCTCAAAGAATAGCATGAGAGTAAGTCCATAAAAAACTGGAGAAAAATATGGAAAATGAATATGCCTTTGAAGGTGTTGTAATCAGGCTGACTCAAGCTGACTATGACAAATGGCTTAAAACCTTCACAAACATACCTAACTTAGATGCAGTCCTGATGTCACGTGACGTGTGGTTATCAGAGGAGGCTGACGATAAATCAAGAAAGAAATGGTATATGTCCACAGTAAATTATCTTGTCAATGTAGATGCAAGATTCAAAGACAAGAATAAGAAGGACGAGCAAGGACGTAGGCTTGGTGAAGATGGCAAACATATATTTAAGAGGATGCCATGAACGAAGTAAAACTAACTAAGACTTTAGACCAACAACTAAACGATAAAGGAATACATCTTAGGCACTATGACATAGGGCAACAGAAAACTACATGCCCTGAGTGTTCGCATGAACGCAAGAACAAACGTGACTTGTGCCTGTCAATAAATATAAATGAACAGGGCGCACGATGGCGATGCCATCATTGCTTGTGGGAGGGCAACGCATGGCGAGAGTCATTGAAGAAACCACCACAGATACGAAAGGTTGCGCCTAAGAAACCATCCATAATACCCAACACAAAAAGTGTACGAGGTACATGGGCGGAACAATTCTTAAACGAGCGAGGAATAGACACAGACTTTGCAGACAAACATGGAGTGGGTGTAGTCTCACACTTTGTTAATAACAAACGACAAGACTGCATTGCATTTGTGTACAAGAACGAGGAGGGTGTGCCTGTAAATATCAAGTTCCGCACGCCTGACAAACACTACGCTCAACTGCCTGACTGCGAGCGCATACCTTACTTAATAAATAGTTTAAACACAGAAGAAGATACGATCCTCATTTGCGAAGGCGAGATGGATGCACTCACTTGGAAGTTAATCACGGAGAACGTACTGTCTATACCTGATGGTGCAAGTGATAGAAAGATGGATTGGTTAAGCGAGTTTGATTTCAACAAGTACAAAAGAATTTATCTAGCACTTGATAACGATGATGCCGGTATCCAATGTCGTGAGGAGTTGGCAAGGAGGATAGGTAGGGAAAGATGTTTCATAATTACTTATCCTGATGATTGTAAAGATGGCAATGAGATATTATGTAAACACGACAGATCATCGCTGCAACAATGTTTAAACACGGCTGAGCCATATCCAATCAAGTCTTTGTATACTGCAAATGGATTTATGGAAGAGGGTTTGCAGTTGTTTAGGGGGGGGTTGCGCAAAGGATTATCTACAGGGATAGAAACCCTAGACGATATATTCTTAGTACGTCCATCAGAAGTAACCATATGTAGCGGTGTGCCTAACTGCGGTAAGTCTGAGTTCATAGATGCAATCGCAGTAAACATGGCACGTATGCACGATTATAAGTGGGCGATATGTAGTTTTGAAAACCCTGTAAGCGAACATCTAAACAAGCTTGCAGAAAAGAAAGTAGGTAAACCTACAAGGGATGGTGCTACTCCTAAGATGGATGAGGAAGAGTTGCTAGATGCTTACGATTGGTTGGCACAACACTTCTTCTTCATAAGATCAGAGGACGAATCACCTACGATAGATTGGTGCTTGGAGGCAAGCATCAGCGCAGTATTGAGGTATGGTGTCAACGCAGTAATCTTTGACCCCTATAACGAGTTCGATCATCAACGACCACAAGGCATGACTGAGACAGAATACGTCAGTCAGATGATGTCCAAGATAAAAAGGTTTGCGCTCACGTATGGTGTGCATGTGTTCTTCGTAGCGCATCCGGCTAAGATGCGTAGGTCTGCTGATGGTGAGTTCCCTTTAGTAGAACCCTATGACATTGCCGGTAGTGCAAACTTTGCAAACAAAGCTGATGTGATATTGATAGTTGAAAGAGACTTCACACAGGGAAGTAGGGATGTGCGGATACACACAAAGAAGATGAGGTTTAAACAGTCAGGTAGTCTAGGTCAGGTAGACTTGGAGTATGACCCTGTTAGTGGACGATACTCCAAAGCCTTCGGCTATCCAACTATTTAGATTTTTTCTTCTTAGATTTTTTAGCCGGTGCTTTACCACCTACCCACGCCTCGTTTACATCAGGTGTACTAGGGTCATCGGCTACAAACTTACCGGCTTTATTTCTTACCCTCGTAGGTGTAGCAGTTGCTGAAACGCTACCGCTTTCTGCGGTAACACTACCACTATAGATAGCTTTACCCTCTGACTCTGCGGTATCTTCTACAGATACTTCTACTTCTTCTTTAGGTTCAGGCTTATCTACAATCCAATACTTGAACCACGATTTTATTTTACTTAACATATCTTTGTTTTCCTCCATTCGTTTATTGTTAATGATAAGTTAGTTTTCTCTACGATACGATCTAAGTCAGCATCCTCTTGCTCTCTCCACATACGAATCAGTTTGTACACATACTGCCTTGACACACCTACAAGATTGGCAATCTGATTGCCATTCATGCCCTCCTCATGCAGTTTACGTATCCTTGCGGTACGCTCTGCACTCTCAGGCGGATTAGATGGTTGACATAATGCATCATACTCATCCTGTGTAAGATTAAGATTGAGTTGATATCTTATTGTTGAGACTGGTTGCAAGATTATGTTGGATATCTCTGTTAAAGAGTCACCTCTCTTGCGTAAATCTATGGCTTGCTCAAGCCAATAGGGAGACTTATTTCTTCTTGGCATCATTCTCCTCTGCTTGTCGCATTGCGTTGTCTATGATGTCATCTAACTCAGCGTTGGTAGCCGGCTTAGTTCCATTCATTTCGTGTAGCTTTTCTTTTGCTTTTATTAATTTTTCTGCTTGTTTGACAACACCACGTGGGTCACCTTCAAGTATGTCTTTGCCTGTTATATACCTGTCATGTGCATGTGCAAACCAACTAGGTGCAAACGTATCAAGATTATGCTTTGCTATAAGACCAACTAAATCCTCAAACCACAAGACGTATTTTCGTACTGTGTTTAAACCTTTACTCTCTATGTCAAATATCCAATGGCTTTCAGCTAAAGACCTCAAGTCCTCATCGCTTTGCAACTGCCTATACCTACCTGTCTGTACCATGTGATACACATTTGATGTGTCGCTGAACTTCTTGAACTCTTCACCCCTAAGTATAGGGTCATTAGCACGTTCTCTACCCACGATGATTACCTTCTTGGGTAGCACAACAATTTCTTTTTCTTTCCTATTGTCATAAGCACAGATGATATCTGTCTTGCGTACCATGCCTTGCAAGAGTATGTACTCGTTGTCTATAGCCATACGTAACGCAAACCGCTCAGCCACTTTTCTGTCGGTAGTCCACGAACACCCTTGTTCATTAAAGCTATGACACCCTCTGAATACTGCAAATTCATCAGGCAAACTAAGAAAGAAAGCCTTGTCGTCAGACTCAAGTGTGCCTAAACGATGCTCGCTTTGTAACATGTCATAGTTAAAACCCCAATCATCATACTCAAACATGTCATTAATATGAGGCATGAAGTCAGATGGATTCTCAACTGAGTTCCAATACTGATGGAACATAGTCCAAAAGTTTATAGGCTCTACCTCTCTGTACAAAGCATGTAGTGCCTCAATCCTATAAGGCTTATCTACATACAACATTAACTCTGATATGTCCGCTAACTGTTCTTTTATTTTTTCTTTATTCATTACTGCTGATGCCTCCAACATCTTTCTCCAATAAAATGATTGCCTTCTTTGTCTACCTTTCCAACCTCGCCAAAGTATTCTTTTTCAATTAGACGTGGTGGAAATATTCTTCTAAACAAATCTGCTTGTGTGTCACAACCATATTCTTCAATCTTTAACATTTGTTTTCCTTGTTATTTATAGCATCATAAACTTGTTTAGCTATCACAATCCCCCACAAACAGTCAGTCTGTAAGGATTTGTGAAGCCATTCATTTGCATTGTTTAAACGCTTCTCCCGCATCTGGTTCTGTTCGGGAGTTGTAAAGTCTATGTTAACTTTATGTGGCTTAATGTGCCACGTGGTTTTCTTTACAGACTGCATGACAATCTATCGTTAGTATCCAAAGCTTTCTGTAAGAAAGATATAAGTAAGTCTGCCTCACCTTGTAGGTACTTCATAGCATCGTCATACGTCCACTCGCTAGGCATGTTGTCTTGGAATCCCTGACTGACATGCAAAGGTGCATCCTCAACTACGTCTAAGAATTTACGTATACCATCAGCATCTAAGTACCCATCGTCATCACACATAGGCAAGACATCTTCCCACCACGACAGGTTCATCGCCCACAGTACGCTACCTGAGTTGTACGAGTCCCTGTAATACACATCACCCTGTTTATACAGGTCGTCATACACATCCATCATGTGTTTCTTTTGTGCCTCTGTTAGTTCATCGTGATTTGCATCGTGTGCAAAACCCTCAAGCGTTTCTTTTTTATCTGCAAACTTTTTATCGTATGCCTTCTCTAAATATACATCTGCACCCATTACTTTTTCTCCTTATTTTTTTTATTTAATTTTAGTTTTAACAACCATCGCTTGGGCATCTTACGTTTGCCCACAACTCCATCGACCTCATCAGGGCAACTGTCTCGCCACACCTTCTCAGCATCTTTAAGATTCATTGTTTTTCTCCAATAGTTGTACACCCATCTTACGTAACATATCCATCACCATGTTATGTAATGTCATGTTAGGTTCGTGACGAAACACAAGTGTCTCATCGTTTAAACTGTCTCTTGCAGTCAACAGGATATCCCCATCGTTCTTGAATTCAACAGTCATAGTTAGTTCCCCATCAGGGATGCTTTCATTCATACGCTTACTCCAATTCGTAATTAATTAATACACTACACTTGCCAACAATCATGTCACCAAACGCAGTACGTCCTGTATCCATGAGCCATGTGTACCATTTAGTAGAAGCCATCTGATTGATTACGTTTGAGTTATCAAACTTACCTTCTTCGTCTATGATCGCATGACATTCCTTGTCATCATGCATGACAGTAATGACCTCAATCATTCCACTCTTAGTCCACGACTGCATCGTTTCCAAGTCCGGCTTTTCATCGTACTCTACTATTTCAAAGAACTCACCCTCATCATTAGGCACATCAAATATGTGCATCACATTATATGTATCAGTCATTGTCACCCCCTAGTGCAATATTTCTTCGTTAATAATTCGCTCAGCTTGAGCATTGAAACCTTCATCGACTTCTTCATCAGTCATCTTGACCATCTGCTCTGTATCAATCCTGTGCTGATTCCATTCCTCATACCAATCAAGCCTCTCACTTACATCGGCAAGCATGTCTTTCACAAAATCTTTTTCTGTACGCAACATCATGTTGCAAAGAAACGCAGTAAGCATGTCATACCACATGTTCACAGGTGATGAGCCATCACGTTGGAATAACTCTTCGTGACCTACCATGTTTACAAAGGTATTCGTATACCCCCATATCCTTTCGTATGTTTCAATACACTCCTCTAAGTCATCACCTTCACCACGTACAGTCTCGGCAATCTTGTTTAAGATTTCTTTATCTTTTTTATTCATGTTAATATCTCCTTGATATTATTTTAGTTATAGTTACCAACATGTCAACGTAATTTAACATTACGTTTACACATCCTCCAAGAACCTATCACCATAAGCCTCTGTTGCATTGATTGCTTGATCTACTGCGTTTATGAGTATACCAATCTGTATGTATCCATTATCAGGTAGCCAATCAGGTAGACAGGCAAGCAAATCTTTTGCGTTGTACAGATTCTGTACCGCTTGCTCATATATTTTCTTATGATCTTCACGTTCACCTAAGTCAGTTTCAAATTCCTCACTCATGCAAACCTCCTGTATTTTCTGCGGTTACTTGGTTTAGTTCTGTTTAAACATTCTACAACCACACTATTCCACAAGCCTAGTATACATACACCAACACCAACACCTGATGCAAAGAGGATATACACATCAACCCCCCCTACATCATACGCAATATGTAAACCATACGTATAACCTAGACCACCAAATGCAACTAATCCCATAGCAGTTGCCACTATTATTATGATGTTAAGCATCACCACTCTCCTTATTATCAACAGGTTCACCTGTTATTTTATCCACAGGGTATGCATGTACTCGCATACCTTCTGCCTCACGTGTCACCTCAACTCTAAGAGTTTGTCCTTCTTTAAGTTTAGGTTCTTCCTCTGCGATGGCTAACTTGATAGCCATCTGTATTCTTTCTTCTATTGAATACTCCATAATTTTTCTCCTTATATGTAGTAGGTATATTCATATACATTCATATACCCTACTACTTATCTTCTAACTTAGTGCCATCCCAATCTAAACCTTGCGTTTGATTCTCGTATATCTTAATCGTCCTATACATCTGTCTGTCCATGTTACTCTCACGCATTTCGTTCACAGATGGGAAGTACACACAACCATGCCTCATGTGAAGTGGTAACTCAGCCGGAGTACCATATCCATATGCCCAATCCTCTTCTGCATTGAGTTGACGTTCAGTCAAGGCAAAGATGATCTTGCGTAGCATAGATGGATGTACCATCGCATAAGCACATCTGTCTATGTCCAATGGCTGACCGGCAGTCTTTAAAGGCATTTCTATCAAGCCATTATTGCCATGTGCTTTCGTATACTCAATCAATGTAATTGCACAGGACAACCCACTATCCTCAAGCTTGTCCACAAGTGACAGGATGCTTGCACCTCTACGCATCAAAGTCTTTTCATTGATGTGCGCTGATGCACTTATGTTGACCTTGATCTCAACCACTCTACCCATAGA